TGGCGATGCCCAGATGCTTGGCGGGCAGGTGATCGCGGAAGCGAAACACAAGCACATCGCCCGCTCGAAAGGCGTCGACAGACGCGGGCGTGAAATGACGGCCGGCGGCGTCGAGCAGCGTTTCCAAACCAAGCGTCTCGGCCCAGTCGGGCGTGTACGGCGGCGCGGCTTCGGGTTCGTCGCCGACGACCTCGCGCCAGACGCCGCGCACCAGGCCAAGACAATCGCATCCGACATGGATCAACGACGCCTGATGGCGGTACGGCGTGCCGATCCAGCGCCGCGCGCAGGCGACGATGGTCGCGCGTTCGACGCTCATCGAAACAGGCTCCTGCCGTCCATCTCCTGCTGTTGTTGCGCGCCGGGATAGGCGATCACCCGGTCATTGCCGGGCATATGCGGAAATCCCCTGAAATTGACGATATTCCCGAATTTGTCGCGACAGGTCGATGGGGATTTGTCGCAACCCGCTGTCAGAATCACAACGTCGCCCAACTCAATGGCGCCGCTCGGCGACGTCCAGAACTCGATCGCCGCGCGCACGCCAGCGTGCTGGCGGTGCGATTTCACGACGAAGGTCGCGCCTGCGTTGGGGCCCTGCTGGAAACGCACTGTCCCGCCGGTGAGGAAATGCGTCGGCAGGGCGCTGGCGAGATCGAGCGTCAATACGCCGCCGCCAAAAGCCACCGCGACGCCGGAAGTGGAAACGACGGCGGGATCAATCTTGCAGCGCGCGTCGCCGAGATCGGCGTCGCAGCCGCGCTGGAAGGTGCGGCCGCGTTGCTGATCGAAGAAATGAGCGCCCGAGCGCAGCTCTGCGCTGAAAGCCTTTTCCCCACGCCGCACCTCGCCAAGCGAGGCGACGTCGAGCAGGATCCGATCCGCCACATTCGCCCAGTCGACCAGCCAGATCTCGACGCAAGCGCTGTCATAGACGCCATTGAGAAGATCGCCTTCGGAGAGACTTTCGGCGGAGAGCGCGCCGGCGGCTTCGGTGGTCGTCGCCGCGAGGCCGAGGCTCGCCTCAGCCTCGCTTGCGGAAAGGCCCGTGTTGGCGCGGAAAGTAACGCCATTGAAGGCAAGGTCACGATCGTGATCGGTGAAGCCCAGAATGGTTCCGTCGCGGCGCGCGAGGCGCCAGCAGTGACACAAGCGAGTCGCCCGTTGATCGAGCGTCGCCTGCATGGAGGACGTGAGATCGAGCATGATTGTTTCCCTCAGACCGCAATTTCGATGACCGGAATTGCAGGGATGGCGCCGGCCTCGAAGGCCTGCATGTCGATTTCGAGATAATCCGTGTTGAAGCGCGCCGGCACGTCGAAATGGAAGCCCGCGGTCACAATTGCGCCCGCGGGCGGGGCGCCGGCGAGCGAGACAACGCCAGTCGTCGCGTCGACGGAAAATTGTCCGCTCGTCTTTTCCACGCCATTCACGGCAACGCGCACGCTTCCCGCAACCGGCTTGACGATGCTGCGGACATAGGGCGCGAAGGCTCCGCCATAGATCTTCGCAAGCTGAAACACACGCTGCGCGCCGTCGCCGACTCCAATTTGCTGGTCGCCGGGTGTGACCGCCGCGCCTGGGGCAGAGGACGAAAAATCCGTGCGATCGCGCCAGCGAAATCCGTAAAGACGGCCACGGCGCTCTTCGAAGAAGGAGATGACATCGTAAAGCTGCGCCAGGCTCTTCACCCCATAGCCCGCTTCATACCGCCGCCGCGAATGCGCCCAGCGGGCGTTGCGGGACTCACGGTTGGAGCCGAGCGTGACGATTTCTGTGCGCCGCTCGGGTCCGCCGCGCCCATTGAGCGAAACGTCGAGCGGGAAACGCACCTCATGGAAGTCGCTCATGTTGGTAATCCGCTAGAGCTGCCGATGGCCGCGCGCGACGGCGCGCGCGAGCGCGCTGGTGATCTGCGCCTCGGAGCGCCGGAAACTGTCCATGTCCTGCGCGGCGATGTTGACTGTCACGGCGACAGGTCCCGGCGCGCCGCTTCGGGCCATGACGCCAAGTCGCCCGTCGGGCCCACGCGCCAGTGGCATGACAGCCTCGGCCCCGCGTTCGCCCATCAGGCCCGTCGCGGCGCCGTTCGAGAAATATGTAGGACTTGCGATGACGACGCCATCTGCAAAGGGTGTGATCTGGCCGCCGCCGAAACTTGCGCTGAACAGATTGGAGAGATTGCCCGACAGCCCGTCCGAAAGCGCCTTGGCGCCATCGCGCAGCGCAAGTCGCGCCAGCGATTGTCCGATGGTGAGGAGCGTGTCGTTGAAGCTCTTGCCGCTCGTCGCGGCCGCGCCAAATCCACTGGCCAGCACTTTGGCGACCTTGTCGCCGGAGGCGCCGATCTGGTCGAGCAGGGACTTCGTCATCGCCAGATCCTGCGTCGCAAGCGAAGACGTCTGGAGAAAACTATCGGGGAAACTGGGGGTGTCCGCCATGTCATGACTCTCTGTCGGGGAAATCGCGCATGAGCGCGTCCAGCGCGGCGCGGCTCATCGCGGCGCGGCGCCCGTAAACGCCTTCCGCCGCGCGATACAACTCGCGCGGCGTCATCGACCAGAAATCTTGCGGTCCCAGCCGCAGGACGCCGAGGCCAAAGGCCATCGCGCGCGAAAAGGGGAAGGCGGCGCGTGGAGAGGAGGCGCGCGCCGGGTCAGGTCCCCTTTCGCTCAGGCGTCCTGCGGCGACCGAGGGTTTGCGCCTTGCGTCTCCGGCTCGTCGCCGAAAGTCGCGGCCAGGAGGTCGGCCGCGATCTGCACATAGGCTGCAAATCCCCCCGATACTTTCATTCGTGAAACCTCTTCATCTGTCAGCGCATGACCGGCGCCGCGCAGACCGCAGCCGATAATGCGCAGAATATCTCTCGACGAGAGCCGATTGCTCTCGAAGCGTTGCGCGAGCGCGACGAGATCGCTCGCGCCGAGCCCGCTTTCGAGTTCGGCGAGGGCGCCCAGCGTCAGGCAGAGCGTGTAGTTTTGATCGTCGAGCCTCGCCTCGATTTCGCCGCGTCTGTGATTGGCCATGGCGCTAAATCGCCGTAAAGGTCACGGCGCCCGCCGAGTCGAGCGAAAGGTCGAAGGTGACTTCGGTCGCATGTTCGCCGCGATAGTCTAGATTGGAGATCTGGAAGGGGCCGGCGAGAACGCCGAATCCCGGGATCACGATCTGCCAGTCGCGCAGCAGGCCATCGAAAAATACCTGGCGCAAGAGAAGATCGGACGCCTGGTCCTTGAAGACGCCCGTGCCGGAGATGCTCGCGCGGCGTACGCCGGCGCCGCCGAGCAGCTCTCGCCATCTTCCGGCGGACTCGGCGTCGGTGACGTCGACCGTGTCGGCGTTCAACGCGATACGGCGCGTGCGCAGACCAACCACCGTGACAAAGGCGCCGGCGCCGTCGCTGATTTTGAGAAGCAGATCCTTGCCTTTCTGGGCGGCCATTTTCGAGAGCTTCCTTGTGCTAGAGATATTCTGTCGTCGCGCGAAACTGGATCGCGACCCGGGCGAAGCGACCGCTGGCGTCGCGCTTGGTTTCCAGGGAAACGAAGCGCAAATCGATCAGCCGATGACCTTCGAGCGTAAGCGCCGCCTCATCGAGCAGGTCCGCGATCTGCTGCCCGGCGCCGAGCGCGGAGCCAAGGCCGCACTGTGTGGAGATCACTGCAATCGTGAGAAAATGCTCCGTCCCCCGAGATAGAGCGCCGGACCAGTCACGCATCTGCGTGTCCAGAAACAGCGCATAGGGCGCCGCGGGGCCGTTCGGCGCCACCGCGTATAAACAGGGCCCCCCCCAGGTCGCGACGAGCGCCGCGTCTGCGAGCAGGCGTCCACGGATCGCCTTGCGCAGCGCAATTACGGGCGAGGCGCTCATGACAAATGTCTCACGTGATTTCCTCGCATTGGCACAGGAGAAAGCGGCGCCGTTCGTCGCTGTCCGCAACGCCCCTGATCGCAAGCTTGCGGCCGCGGAAATCGAAGCGCATCTGGCTGGTCACATCGCTTCGCCAGCGAATTGTCACCACGTGCCGCCGCGATTCTTCCAGACGCTGCTCGACGAAGCCCTGGCCAGCGCTCTGCGTTTCAATTCGCGCCCATAGCTGGGCGATGGACGTAAAGGCGCGCGTGAATCCGCCCAGCTCGTCGAAAGCGTCCACTGGCGCTTCCAGCGTGACGCGATGGCGCAAGGCCCCGATGGGCGCGCGCGGGCTCATGTCAGCCTCTGGC